GTCGAATTTCTTGATGAGGGTCTTGGCACGGGCGAGAAGCTTGGAACCGAGTTCGATATCGACACGCTGCTTCGCATGGATAGTGCCACGCAGATGGACATGCTTGAGAAGTCCAAGGGCAAGCTCACGCCAAATGAGATGCGCCGAAAGCTGAACGCGCCGCCAAAAACCGGCGGTGATACGGTCTACATGCAAGAGCAGGACCATAGTCTGGAATGGCTGTCACGGCGCGATGCAATGCCCATTGAGGCGCCAGTCGCACCCGCCGCCCCTGCGCCGATCGAGCCTGCACCGGAAGATGACGTTACAGAGCGAGCCATTCTGGCCGTGAACACAAAGTGGCTAGGAGAGACGGCACATGCTTGACGTAAACAAGCTAGCTGATGCCGTCGTTGCCGGCTCAAAAGCATACGTTGACAAGGCGCTTGACGGAATTATCAGGCGCCTTGCCCTGCTGGAAAAGCAAACGCCGGAAATTGGCGCAAAGGGCGAACCTGGTGAAGTCGGGCGCCCCGGCGCAGATGGGGCTGGCGTTGCCGATGCACTGCTGGACATTGAAGGCAATTTGGTCCTGACGCTTTCCAGTGGCGAGACCAAGCGACTCGGCGTGGTCATTGGCAAGGATGGCGCATCCGGCCGTGATGGCATCGACGGCAAAGATGGAGCGCCGGGCGAACGCGGACCCCCCGGAGCCGACGGCAAGGATGTCGACGTAGATTTCGTCCGCGGGTTGGTCGATGCTCAAATTGCCCTGCTACCCCCTGCCAAAGATGGGGCGGATGGCTCGCCCGGCCTTGATGGCACTGCAGGCAAGGATGGCGCTGACGGAAAGAATGGAGAGCGCGGACTTCCAGGCGAAAAAGGTCTAGATGGCAAGGATGGCGTTGGCCTGGCCGGCGCAACCATCAACCGTGATGGATCTCTGGTTCTCACAACTTCGGATGGTCGGGCCCATGAGCTCGGTCCAGTTATCGGCAAGGACGGCCGTGATGGCGTCGATGGGCTTGAGGGTAAGTCGGGCCTTAATGGCGCCGATGGCAAGCCGGGCCGCGATGGTATCGATGGGCTTGGGTTTGACGACCTTGATCTGATCTATGACGGCGCCAAGGGGTTCACATTCAAGTGGTCTCGCGGCGACAAGGTTGTGGAGCGTCATTTCACAATTCCGGTTGTCGCATACCGCGGCACGTTCAAGAGCGGTGACGAATACACTCCCGGCGACATGGTAACATGGGGCGGCAGCGTATGGCACTGCGACGAGCCGACCACTGCAAAGCCCGATTCTCTCGACCAGAAGTCCTGGACCCTCGCGGTCAAGCGCGGGCAGAACGGAAAAGATGGTAGCGATGGCCCGCGAGGGCTGGAAGGTAAGGCCGGCGCACCCGGCAAAGACCTGACTCAAATGGGTCATGACGGGAGCAAATGGTAATGTCCTTGGTCACCCTGGACGAAGCCAAATCTCATTTGCGAGTGATGCATTCCGATGAGGATGCGACCATCACGCTGTACATGAACGCCGCCACAGAAATCGTAATCGACTACATCAAAAAGCCCGATCACGAGTGGACCGACGCTGAAGCGCCGTTCCTGATTAAGGCTGCCATACTGCTAGTTTTGGCGGGTCTCTATGAGAACCGGGGCGACGATGAGAAGCCCGACTACAGCCAGGCAGACGGCTACCTAGCGAAGCCGGTGACAGCCATCCTGCATAGGTATCGCGACCCGGCTTACGCCTAGAACCGTGCGCCGCTTGATTGCGCCTTGGCGTGTTTGGCGCAAATTCGAAGAGGACGATCCTGACTGCAAGGATCGCTTCATCTGGACCTATTGAACCGGCATAGCCCGAGGGAAATTATATGGCTGATCTAGTTATTGCCGCCGCCTCAGTGCTTGCCGCTTCAGGCGCGGCCATTGAACACGGTATCGCAGGCGCGACCGTCATTGCCGGCCAGGTTGTCGCCCTGGACAACACGACCGGGCGACTGGTCCTGGCTGATGCGGACGGCGTCGGCGACCTAAACCGCCCGCGCGGCATTGCGCTTAACGGCGCTGCGTCGGGACAACCCCTGGCAATCGCCAAGTCGGGCGACGTTACGCTGTCGGGGATGACTGCAGGCGTCACTTACTACCTATCGCCAACCCCCGGCGGACTGGCTCCTCGCGCCGATGTTCTGGCTGGCGACTACGTCAGCGTGATCGGCATCGCCAAGTCCACCACTGTGCTGGCTATCGGCATCCAGTATTCCGCTACTTTGAGCGCTTAAGACAAGGGGCCGGCAATGGCACAAAATACCGGCGCCGGCCCCATGCGTGAGGTACTAATCGCCCAGCGGCGCCAGGATGTTGAGGACCAGTACGGCAATACGCAAGGCCAGTGGGTGGAGACAACCCGCTTCCCGGCCAGCGTAGAGGCGCGCAGGGGCGGCGAGGCGGTGATAGCTAGCAGACTGCAAGGGACGGTGATTTACATCGTCACAACCCGCTACAGCGCCGCGGCAGCCGCCATAAGTTCCGGAGACCGGCTAGTCGATGCCCGATCGGGCCAGACATACGCAATCCGGACTTGGATTCCTCGCCCGCGCCGCGATTACATCGACGCTGACGTTGAGGTTGGGGTGGCTGAGTAGTTACGACCGGCGCACCCAGCCATCACCTAGCCGGGCCGTACAGTCTTCCATGTCCCGTACAACGTCCGGCTTGGTTTTGGCCACGTCGATGTCCGATTTCATAGCCGACTCGAACTCGGCGGCCGTATCTGCGCACGCAGCATCCAGTTGCGCGACCGCCTGTGCGGTCCGCCATTCGCCCCAGAAGAAATAGCCGACAAATACGATGATTGCGGCGCAAGCGATCGAAACCAGAAGTTTTATGGCAGCCCCTCCGTTGCGGCACTAATAGCAGGTATCCCCTATGGCGAGCAACCGTGTGCTAGGCGTCCAACTTCTCCGCGCCAAGCTCAAGGCCCTGCCGAAGGCAATCCAGGTTGAACTGCAGGACTCGTTGACGAAGTCCGCAGAGGTAATTGCCAACCAACAACGTGCCACAGTCCCGGTGGATGACGGCGTCCTCCGATCCTCAATCGAGGTAACCCCATTTAGCCGCGGCGGGATCGGGGCGATTATCACGGCTGGCGGCGAGACGACAACCAAGCCTGTCCGGCAAGGCCAGAGCGCGACTTACGATTATGCCATGGCCCAGGAGCTAGGCACACAAGAGCAACTTGCTCAGCCCTTCTTTTATCCATCGTTCAGGCGGGGCAAGGCCGGCGCTCGCAGGCGCGCCACCAACGCGGTCAAGAAGGCTGTGGCAAAGGGCACTAAATGACAGTCTCCCCAGAGCTTGAAATCCAAGGCTTCATCTTCTCAGCGCTTAAGTCAGACGCGAATGTCATGGCGCTAGTTAGTGGCGTCTACGATGTGCCCCCGACTAACCCTTGGGGCGCCAAGAACGCTTACATTTCGCTAGGCGCTACAGACACCACGACAGACGACGCAGATTGCATTGATGGGCTGACCCATACCATTCAAATCGATGTCTGGTCCCGTAGCGTTGGCATGCCAGCGTGTAAGGCCATCGTTACGGCTGTAAAGCGCGCACTTCACCAGACGGACGCGCAATTGGCTGAGAACGGGTTGAACCAGGTCAATATGGTGTTCGCCCGCACCCTGCGCGATCCGGATGGCCTAACCAATCATGGGGTTCTGCAATTCGAGTTTCGCGTCGAGGATTTAACTAATGCCTAGCGAGGCCGAACGCATGGCCTGGGCTGTGTTCCACAAAGAATTTAACTGGCGACGGCCTCGGTCAAAATACAGTTTCAACGCGAAGCCCTCACCTGAGCCCCAAAGCCGAGTGCATGATTTCGTTGATGCGGCGGTGGCCGCCGGGGCAGCAACGCTGCCCGCCACCAACAGCGGATACAACGCCAAAACGGCGGCGCCGCACTAAACCCTGAAACACACCCGCTTCGGCGGGTTTTTTATTGGAGTCACCATGGCACGCGCCGGTACAGCAAATTTTCACGAAATGGTCGTTGAAGTCGAATGGATCCCTGAGTCTGGCACGTTCGCCAAGGTTTGCGGCATTACCACTCGAGGCATCAATCGGCAGTCGAACATGCAGACGTCGGAAGTGCCGGACTGCGACGATGAGTCCCTTCCGTCTGCCGTGGAACGGGCAGTTCAGTCGCAGGAGGTCACCATTTCCGGCTCGGGCGTGTGGGCCAGCCAGTCGCACGGCAAAATGTTGGACTGGTGGTATTCGGGCGCTACCCGACTTATTCGAGTCCACCACGTCAACGCAGCAACCGGCGAAACTGAGTTTGAGACCGGGCCTGCCTACCTGCAGTCGATCAACAACCAGGCAGAGCGCGGCACCAAAGTTCAGGCTGAAGTCTCGATCGAATTTGATGGCCTGCCAACGCGGACTGCCGCTGCCTAATTGACATATTAAGCGAATACGCTTATTGTTCTGTTGCTTGGCTAGGGTAGCCCCCGAAAAGCGGTCATCCAACCGCCTGCCAAGTACCTACATTTGGATAGCAAGAGGGATACTTGTGATGTTTTACACTTACATCTGGAAAGATGCGTTGGGCAATCCGTTCTATGTCGGCAAGGGCTCCGGCAATAGAATGAATTATCTACATGATCGGTCAGTAGATTTTATTGCTATCCACTCTCAGGGTGGGTGCACGGTAGAGGTGGCTGATGAGTTTGTGCTTGAATCCGCGGCGCACGCCCACGAGGTTGATCTAATCGATTTCTATGGCCGGCGAGCCTATGGGGGCACATTGGTCAACATGACTGACGGAGGCGATGGAACCTCCGGCTGGGTTCCAACCGCAGAGCAGCGTGCTAAAATCGGGGCCGCCCACAAGGGGAAAACAATCAGCCAGGAGCATAGAGCCGCACTGTCTCGCGCTCACAAGGGCAAAACTATGAGCGCTTCTGCGCGAGAGCGCATTGGGAATGCGGCGAGGGGAAGGCCCAAAACCGAGGAGACCCGCGCAAAATTGAGCGCATCCCGCACAGGCAAGAAACAGTCTGCGGAAACCCTTGCCAAGCTTAGTGCAATTCGGACAGGAAAAACGCAATCGCACGAGAGCCGAGAGAAAAAGGCTGTTGCCAATAGGCTCGCGCCGCCAAGGGCGGATAACTCCTCCGGTTACAAAGGCGTCTCAAAAGACGGCAGGCGGGGCGGTTGGAATGCAGAAATTACAAACGGCAAAAGCCGGAAACGTCTTGGTCATTACGAAACTGCAGCGAGCGCGGCTCTCGTCTATGACATTGCCGCAGTTTCTATATGGGGTCAGGGCAACTGCTTCCTAAACTTTCCAGAGGAGCAGCACAAACTTGGCTAGACCCACAGACATCACATGGGCGGGCGGGGAGCACCCCTTCCTGCTCACCATTGAGTTGCTGCGCGCACTGCAAAACAAGGCAGACGCAGGGCCGGCCTGGGTTCTGGCTAGGCTATCCACACAGCAATGGATGGTAGACGACGTCATTTATACGATCCAGTACGGTCTTGAAGGGGGCGGCATGTCCAAGGCTGAAGCCCGAAAGCTGGTGCAGAGTTTCGTTGAGGACCGCCCCCTTTCGCAGTCTCTTAAGACGGCGCAGACGGTCCTGATGGCATCGCTCTACTCAGTGGACGAAGTGGACGCCCCGTCGGGGGAAGCCAAGGCGGGGATGCCGGCGTAGATCCGCTTCCCCGCGGTAAGTGGGTTTTTTCCGACTTCTACAAATGGGCTGGCGTCCTGAAAATGGACATCAACCCGATGTCGCTTTGGGAGTTCGCCTGCATCCGGCAGGGACATATCGACTCCAACAAGTCCGAAGAAGACGCGCCTGCCATGTCCGACGCTACGGCGGCAGGGCTAGGCATTGAAGGCTTTTAAAGCATTAGCAGGGTCGCCATCTGGCGGCCCTTTTCTATTCAGGGGTAGCGCATGGCGGACGATAACGCAAAACTGCTGATCGTCCTCGAGGCGCAATCCAAGAAACTGCAGAACCAACTGGTCGACGCCACCAAGACCATCGATAGGTTTGCCGCGCAGACGAACCGCCGCTTCGATCAAATGAACGCTAAGAATGCAGCGTCTTTTGAAACGCTTAATCGTCGCGTGACCGCTTCCATGGGCGGACTCAGTTCGGCTATTGCGCCGCTTATTGGCGCGCTCGGAACGCGAGAGATTATCCGCTATTCCGATGCATGGACTGAAGCTGGGAACAAGATTGCGGCCGCGTCGCAGATTGCCGGGCGAGAGGGCCGCAGCCTTGAATCTCTAACCCAAATTGCCAATGACACTCGAACTGGCATCACCGAAACAACCGACCTCTACGCGAAGCTTCTGCGCTCGACCAAGGATGTAGCTAAATCTGAGCAAGAGGTGGCTACGGCAACTTCGATCGTCAATAAGGCGTTCAAAGCCGGTGGCGCCGCTGCGTCTGAGCAGGTTGCCGGCATCCTGCAGCTTTCCCAGGCCCTAGGCTCCGGGGTTCTCCAGGGCGATGAATTGCGCTCCCTGCGCGAGAACGCACCACTGGTAGCGCAGGCCATTGCTGACGAATTTGGCGTTACGATCGCCGGCCTGAAAGATCTTGGCGCCGAAGGAAAACTGACATCGGACCGCGTTTTCAAGGCAATCCTGTCAGCACAGGCACCCATTGAAGCCGCGTTTGCTGCAACTAATGCCACCATTGGCGACAGCTTTACTCGTGTTGGCAATGCGCTAACGCAATACATCGGAACGGCCGACCAGTCGCGCGGCGCCGCATATGCGCTGCAGGCGGGGCTTAGCGCTTTGGCCGACAACTTTGAGGCGATTGCTGACGTCACTGTCAAAGTTGCCGCTGTCATTGCCGCCGCCTTGGTTGGCCGTGCCATTGGCGGCATGATCGTTGCGCTTGGCACGGCTGGCGCTGCGGTCGCCCGGTTCATTGCTATCGCACAGACCGCGCAAGGTGTTGGCGGATTGCTGGCGGCCGTCGGCGGGCTTGGCGTTGTCGCCGCCCCAATCGCGGCCGTTGTCGGCACTCTTGCCGCTGGTGCGGTCGGATATTTTGCCACTCAGGCGATTGAGGCCAGCCAGCGGACCGAGCGGTTCAATGAAATGCTGGTTAGCATGGGAATTGCTGCACAGGAGTCCGCCGCACAAATTGACGAGGCCGCGGCAGCACAGCAGCGCATGTCAACGGCGGAAGGCATTGCAGAAAATCAACTGCAGACCGAAGACGCGACCATAAAGCTTGCAGAGTTCCGGGCCGAGTTGGAAAACCTAGTTGGGATTTTCAGACTCGGGGCGCAGGCTGGCTTCGAACAGCAGGCGGCGATTGCAGAGGTCGCAGACGAGTACATCAATGGCGGGTCAACCGCCGATGAGATGGGCAAAAAACTCGACGAACTCGCTGAGAATTTCCCAGATTGGGCGACTGACATTGCAGCGATAAAGGGCTGGGTCTCACAAATTGAGTCCGCCACTACCGCCACGAGTATGCTTGCCAACGAAATGGCGCGCGTGTCCGAGATTGGCATTTCGCCAGCCTGGACTGAGATGATGAATCTCCAGCGCGGCCCGCGATTTGACACTGACCTTGGCGAATTTCCCGAGTTCACGAAGCCTCCTACTTTCCAGTCAATGACCGGGTTTAACCAGTCAGGAACGAAGCCAACAAAAGCTAGCGGCGGCGGCGCTAAATCAGCCACCGATACGTTCAAGGAAGCTATCGAAGCCCAACGAGAAGAAAACCGCCTCCTGACGGAAAAGACGGCCCTCCAGGCAACGCTAAACCCGCTGGTCAATGACTACGGGATGGCCATGGAGCGGCTCAATGTTCAACAGGATTTGCTGGCCGCGGCTACGGCCGCCGGCATCGCTGTCACGCCGGAGCTAAGGGCTACGATTGACGACCTTGCCCTTGGCTATGCCAACGCTTCAGTCGAGGCTGCCAAATTGGCTGAGACGCAGGAAAATGCGCAGCAGTCGATGGTCGAGTGGTTCGACCTGGGTAAGTCAGCCACCCGCGGGTTCATTGACGACCTGATCGCTGGTAAGTCTGCAGCCGAAGCGCTGGGAAATGTTTTCTCCCAGCTTGGCAGCAAGTTGATTGACCTTGGGCTGAGCGGACTATTTGGCAAGGGCGGTGGCGACTTCGGCGCCATCGGTAAGCTATTCGGCTTTGCCGATGGCGGAATTGCTGCTCACGGCAAGCCTCGCATGTTCGCAAGCGGCGGCGTGTCGAATAGCGCAGCCATCTTTGGCGAGGCTGGGCCGGAAGCTGCGGTCCCGTTGCCGGATGGTCGCCGAATCCCGGTGGACCTTAGGATGCCGGCGACTGCAGGGAAGGGCGCGACATCCGTTTCCACCCCCATCTCAATCACCATCGATGCAACGG